CTCTTTCTTTTTTTGTGTCACTTTTTTGAAGCACCCCTACAGCACTAAGTATTAAAATTAAAATGTATATTTGTACTTTACACTTTGCGAGTAATAAGTAAACAATGGTATTACATAAAGAGATTAAACGAATTAGAAAAGAACTTTCTTTAAGTCAAGAAGGTTTTGCTAAAGTTATTGGTATTAGTAGAGTACACTATAATAATATAGAAAAATCTAAATGCTATCCTACTTTAGACTTGCTACAAAAAATAGAAAGTGCAACTGGAAAAAGATTAGTAGTAACTTTTATAGATAAAGATTAATGGGAGCGAAACCAACTAAGAAGAAAAAGTTAGAAGGAACTTATAGAAAAGATAGAGTTGTTAAGAATGAGCTGATACCAGAAGAAGTAGATTCTTTAAATGTAGAAGGCAAGTTATTAAATAATTTTGCTAATGATATTTGGATCAAACTAAATAGAAATTTAGCAGCTATTGGAATGTTGAATGAGATAGACCAAGAACTTTTAATGAGTTACTGCAATGAAATGGGTTTATATTTCGATTGTATGGATAAGGTGAAGAAAGAAGGAATGATAACTTTAAGTCCTGCAAACGGTGAAATTATTTCTAACTATTTAAAGATTGGTAATACTGCTTTAAGTAATGCAATTAAACTTAGTGATAAGTTTGGTTTTAATCCAGCAGCTAGAACTAAAATAGAAATGCCAGTACAGAAACCAAAAGATGAATTAGATAGTTTATTATAAAATTATAATTATGAGAAAGTTTAGGATTGTAGAAGTAGAAAGAGTTAGCGGTGATATTCATTTTACTATTCAAGAAAGGTTGTGGTTTTTATTTTGGAAGCAATGGTTTGATACAGATCAAGGTCATTTTAATAGTATGAAAAGAGCTAAACAAAGATTAGAATTTATAAATGGATTAGAAGTAAAAAGCACCAAGACTTATAATGTATAAAAAGATAGTAGATAAATATATTAAAGAAGTTCAAAGTGGTAAATTAATTGCTTGTGAATTTGTTAAACTTGCTATAACTAGACATTTAGCAGATTTAGAACGTACTGATATTTATTTTGATGAAGATGCAGCAAATCATTTTTTAAAATTTAGTTCTTATTGTAAATATACTAAAGGACAACTAGCAAAAGAGAAGCGAAGAATTGAATTAACACCACAACAAGTATTTAGATACTGGTCTTTGTTTGGATGGAAAAGGTCGAACGGTTCAAGAAGGTATAGAAGGGTTTACTTTGAAGTGGCTAGAAAGAATGGTAAAAGTGAAGAAGCAGCTATTGTATCTTTATACTTAACTATTTTTGATAAAGAAGAAGGTGCTGAAGTTTATTGTGCTGCTACTACAATGGGGCAAGCTAGAATGGTACATGATGCAGCTATGGTAATGGCTAGAAGGTTAAAGAATGACAATGCTAAAATAGATGGTTTAGTTAATCTTACTGGTGGTGGTCGAACTGGTGGTAATATATCAGTTTTAGAAACTAATAGTAAATGCGAACCATTACCGGCTAATGATGATAAATTAGATGGTTTAAATCCTCATGGTGGTATAATAGATGAATATCATGCACACAAAACAAGTCATTTATTAGAAGTTATCCAAACGGGTATGGGTTCAAGGGAACAACCTCTTTTATTTATTATAACTACAGCTGGATTTGAAAAACAGTTTCCATGTTATTCAGAAGAAAGAAAATTAGCAATAGAAGTTTTAAAAGGTGTTAAGATAGATGATAGTTTATTTACTGTTATTTACACTTTAGATGAAGGTGATGATTGGAAAGACCCAAAAGTATGGATTAAAGCGAATCCAAACATAGGTATTACACCTACCTTTGAATATATGCAAGAACAATGCGACCAAGCAAAGAATAAAGGTGTATCAAAAGAGGTTCAATTTAAAACTAAGAATCTTAATATATGGACTGATTCTAGTATGGCTTTCATTAGTGATGATGTTTGGCAAAAATGCGGTGCTGAATTACCAGATTTAAAAGGTAGAGAATGTTATGGAGGTTTAGATTTAGCTGCTGTTTCTGATATGAATGCTTTTGTTTTAATATTTCCACCAATAGCAGAAGATGAGCCGATTTGGGTAATGCCTTTCTTCTGGATTCCTAAAAATACTATTACTAGAAAAAATGAAATAGGGAATTTCCAACAATGGGAAAGGGAAGGATTTATTAGGGAAGCTGGAGAAGATGTAGTAAACCAAAATATTATTACTAGAGATATTATAGAAATTTGTTCTAACTATCAATTAAAAAGTTTTGCTTTTGATAGGTTCATGGCTTATAATGGGATAGTTCAAGATTTACATGATGCTGGTTTAGTTGGTTTTGAATTTGGTCAAGGCTACAAATCAATGTCGCAACCGACAAAAGAATTAGAAGGTTTGGTATTAGGTCAAAAAATAGCACATGGAAACAATCCAGTATTAAGATGGCAGTGTGGAAACATAGAAATTAGTGTTGATCCAGCAGACAATATAAAAATGGATAAGAAAAAGAGTAGAGAAAAGATAGATGGAATGGTGGCATTAGTTCAAGCTTTAGGATGTTATAAAGCTTTTGATGATGGTGGAACAAGTGTATATGAATCTCATGGTTTGCGTTCATTATAAATTAATTTAATCTTTTTTATAATATTACTTGTATATATAAATTATATATGTATATTTGTAGGGTATTAACGAAGTAACTAAAACAAAAAAATATGACAACTTGGAACAAAACAATAACAAAAGAAGAAGCAAAAGAATTATTAAATGCTAAAAACGGTGCTAACTACCCTAACACAGAGCATAACAAGCAAATGATGAAAGAAGCTGTTAGTGATTACTTATTAACTCTTAGAGATGCAAAATAATAATATTACCCAGTATTACTCTAAATGGAGGAAGTGCTGGGTTTATTTTAGCAATGAATTGGGAAATAATTATAAACCTAATGAAGCTGAAATAAAAGAGTTTTTAAAATTTAAGTACTTACTAAGATAATAAGCTATGAATAATGAAGATTTAGAGAAGTTAATTGTTGATTGTGCAAACTTTATACAGCCTTACGTTGAAGGAGGTTGTAAAGCTGAACAATTAGTAGAAAGACTATATGAAGCTATGTTGAATTTTAAAGATAAAAGAAAATGAGGGGACCTATAAAGATGATGATTGATTGGATTTGTGATGATATGGAATTTGACCATAACTCAGATGTTAACACGCCACAGTTATTAGAGATATTAACGCACGAGAAAACTAGATATTTACAAAAAGCGTTACTACTTAATAGATTTGAAGATAGTAAAGTAGATAGAGTTATAAGTGACCTAGAGTTGCAAATTGCACTATGCAAAAAAAATGAAGAGCATTTTAAAAATGAAGGAATGACAACATCTGCTATAAACAGTGCATCTATGGCTGTTGCTTATGATTATTGCTTAACATTATTAAAACCAACCAAATGAAAAAGAAATTAATTGAAGTGCCAGCCGAACTATTTGAAAAGATACAAGAGTTAGCAAAGGAAAACGAAAGGAGCGACAATAAGCAGATTGTTTACTTACTTAAAAAAGCACTAGAGAAATGAAAGAAATATTTAAAGATATACCTAACTATGAAGGGCTTTATCAAGTTAGTAATTTTGGAAGGGTTAAAAGTTTAAGAAGGATAAGCCCTTATAAAAGGATAGTTAAAGAAAAATTTTTAAGTCCTACATTAGTTGGCAGAGGTGTTTTAGGTGTTACTTTGTATTTCAATGGAAAAAGAAAATGTTACCATGTACACCAATTAGTAGCAATGGCTTTTTTAAATCATAAGCCTTGTGGGATGAAAATTGTTGTAGACCATATAGATAATAATCCTTTAAACAACAATGTAAGTAATCTACAATTAACATCTCAAAGAATTAACGCTTCTAAAGATAGAAAAGGTGGAACAAGTAAATATGTTGGCGTATTTTGGTGTAATACCCATAAATATTGGGTTGCTAAAATTGTAATCAACAGAAAACAAATACATTTAGGCACTTTTAAATGTGAATTATCAGCCGCAAAGACTTATAACGATGCTTTAAATAGTATTTAAAGGGTTTATTTTTCTGTCTATTTTATTCATTTCAGATTCTATTTTACCATGTATTACTTGGCTTTTCACAGTATGGTACATGCTACGACCTAAATCGTTCCAATAATGGCTAATCTGGCTTCCTAATCCGCTTCCAAGCTCTATATTAAGAGATTTAGCGAGTATTTGCCACCTTTGTAATGATATTGGCTGTATATTGATTGTAAAAAACTCTTTTTCACAGATAAAACATAAATCGTTGAATTGAGTTTGAACATAGTTATTTTTAATTATTGGTTTAAAGTTGGTCCAGTTAGGGTTTTTTATCCTTATATCTGATAATAGTGATAGGCATATTTTGTTTTTGTCGGGCAATTCACACCACAAACTAACACTATTTTTAATAAAATCATTACTAATATCAACATCATCTGGTAAAAAAATGTAAAAGTCGTATTCTTTTGGTATTTCTGCAAATATTTTTTTAAACTTTAACCAAAGATATTCTTTACCATAATTAAAGGGAAGCTTTATATAATCGGTTCTATCTAGTTGGAAATCAGAATTATCATCATAAATTAATATGTCTGTTTCTTGTTTG